GGCAGCAGGGTATACGTAATCTGCTCATTCAGCGCGTCTACTTCGCTGCGCAGTTGTTCCTTGAACAGGGACCAGCCCTCGGAAAGAAACATCTGCTCATAGTGCCGAAAGTAGTTCCTCTGCTCATCGCTGAGCAGATGAGCGTCGTCCGCCATATCCGCCTCCTGTTATCGCTGCTGCTGTGCGCTTCTCTGACGGAGCTGTTCCCGCTGTATTTCGTTCTTCTCGCGGCTGATCGCGTTCTGCTCCTCAGAGTTCTGGACCTCGCGCTGATCGATAATCAGGCGCAAGTTGTCCAGCATCAGTTCGTCATCCTTGAAGTCGGCCTCGATCTGCTTCAAGAGCGCCTCGGCTTTAGCCTTGTCGCCCTGAGCCAGCTTCAGCGCCGTGTCCGCTCGGCGGTTACGTACCTCTTCGATCACGGACTGCATCTGAGCTTGCTCAAGCGCCTGCTGCTTCTGCTGCTCCTCCTGAGAGGGCGGCTGCATCATCGCCTCGATGGCTCGGATGGCCTCGTTCTTCGCGGGACTCGTGCTCGTCTCGAAGATTGCCTTCAGGATGACCAGGTAGGCCGGCGTATCCTTGTCCGCAAACTGGAGCAGGTTCACCATGAACTGCTGCTCAACCTCGCGGGCCATGATGCCCAGCGTACCCTTGACCTGGAATTCATAATCGCTGCCGTAGCGCTCCGGCTCAAACTGGAGCTTGCGCCACAGTACACGCCGAATCAGCGTCGTCATAAAGGACTCCAGATGCAGCATCGTGCGCCTGGAGCGCTTAGACATACCGGATACGGCAATGCCGGCGCCTGCGGCTGACTCGTCTCTGATGTTGCTGCGGATCGTGGACGGGTCAAACGCGCCCACGGCCTGCTGGTGCATGGCCTGAAGCTCCGCCGTCTGCTGGAACGTAGAGGCGTTGATGTCGCCGAACCGGAACTCCTGAAGCGCCTCGGCGGGGTTACCCCGCGTACCCCAGAACTTGCCGGGCCACACGTTCAGGTCCATCTTCGGCGGCAGCTTGGTCAGGTCGCCCGCCAGCATCGGGTTGCCTACCCACGCCAGGCTATCGATGCGGGAGCGCATCTCCGCGTCCATCGCCTTCTGCGGGTGCTGGCCCTTCTCCATCAAGCCCCGGCCCCAGAAGCGATTCGGGACCGTGTCAAACTGCTCCGCCACGATGGCGCGGTCGTCCATGACCGCCGGGTTCGGAATCGCTCGAAGCAGCGTAGATCCGTCCGCTATCGTGACGATGGCCTCGACCATGTCGAAGTTGTCGATGCTGTCGGCCTGCGCCTGTGCCAAGTCGTCGTTCTGGCGGGCACGCGCTTTAGCCAGCAACTTCTTCGGCACCAGGCCATGCCATTCCGTGACATTAACGCCGTTATACGACGACGGGCGCGTGGGCTCCTCCGTGCGCTCGCTCGTGCCCTCCTCGGGCAGGGCGCTCGGTCCTAGCATGGTCGGGACGTTGTAGTACGTCCCATCCGCCATTTTCTTGGCGATACGATGCATGGGCTCGACGTATTGATGCGCCACCCCCAGCATCTGATCCACGGATTTGGCGGAGGTATCGACCACGAGCTGCCCCGGCTCCACCGGGATCGGCTTGATCGTGACTTTTTCCTCCAGCCGGCGAGAGAACTCCGTAGTACCGTCCTCGTTCTGCTTGATGAACGGGACGGGCTTCTCCTCGGTATCCACGACGATCTTGGCGATGAACTGGCCGTACAGGGCGCCGTTGACGATGATCTCAATGATCGTGCGGATGATGCCGTCCTTATACAGGTCCTCAGCCAACTGGCGCCGGATGATCTGAGCATCTTTTTCCTGCGCCTGGGCTTGAGCCAGCTGTTCAGGGTCGCCTGACGCCTTCGCGGACTCCACCTGCTCCTTCACATCCTCCGGAAGATCGAAGAAGTACTCGCGAGAGAACACAGCCTCGACCATCTCGGCAACCATCAGGTCCACCGCGATCTGGGACGCCGGGGAAATGAGCTTAGAGCGCTCCTTCCTCCGGGACTTCTTGTCCGGGGTCCACTTACCGCGCCAGATGTCATACCACTCGTCCCAAAGCGGCTTGAAATTCGAGTCGATGTCCGTCCTCCAGGACTGGACATAGCCCATAACCCAGCTGACAAGCTCGCTGCGCGGGGCAGGGCGCTTCTCGTCCTCGGCAACGTTGGGATCAATTACGATGGATGCTGGCGCCATATTTAAAACCCGGAAACCTCGTCCAGCGGCTCGTATTCGCCCGGCAGCTGGCTCATGTCAAAATAGATAGGCTCGGCCAACTGGTCGATGTAGGCCAAAGCGTCGATAAGGTCGTCGTGAGCCAGGCGGGAAGGGAACTCCACCGCCTGTTCCAAAAAGGCGTCGTTCCACGCGCCCTTGTTCAGCTTGATCTGGCCCTTTTGGGCACGTCCCTGAAGTGCCCACTGAATCCTGTCCCACTTGCGCTGATTGCCGTGCGTCAGCGGGATTGTCTGAACGTACCTGTTGAACTGCCGCTGGTACTCCTCGATCCACGGCGCCACGGCGTTAGCCAGCGCCCCCTTTTCGATCCCCACGCGCGGGCACTGGTTGTCCAGCGCCGCCTTCAGGATGCGCAGAGCCGTCTCCCTCGGGTCCCACTTGCCGTGCTGGATTTCCTTGACCCACCAGTGGCCGTTAGGTTGGATCTTGACGATGGCAATGGCCGTATCGTCCAGCTTCCTGACATCCGAGTTGCGGCTCCCCTGCGGCTTGGAAAAGCCCGCCAGGTCCACAGCGATTTCGTAATGCCCCTCCTTCGGCTCGTTCTTGTCGATGGGGAAGTGATCGACGTGGAATATCTTCCCGCCCTTCGACACGAAACTGGCCTCGATCTCCTGCTTGAACAGGTCCTCGGAGCCATTCGCGTACCGGGCGGCCATGCGGCCCACCTCGGCAGCGTTGATCGTCGGGTTGTCCTTAGACGTGAAGTTAAACGCTTCCCAATCTTCCCAGCCGGGAACCTGCATCAACGCCGACTGGAACAGCTTGTAGAAGTGGTTACGGCCTTTGGGCGTCCCGATAAACAGGGCGCCTCCCTCTACGTCCATCAGCGCGGGCTCGATGATCTCGCTCCACGCCGTCTCCGGCATATCAGCGTACTCGTCAAGTACCGCAAAGCGCAGCTTCAAGCCACGGGCCGCATCCGGGTTGTCCATGCCCTTCAGGCGAATCCGCACCCCGTTCGGCAGTGTGCATACCCCCGTGTTCTCGTGGAATATGCAGTCCAGCGGCCGGCAGAACTCCTTCAGGACTGGCCAGAAGATGGCCTTGGCCTGCTCGAATGTCGGGGCGACGTACAGGACTTCCGCGTCCGTCAGGAGCGTATAGCCCTTTTCGTTCGTGTTCTGGAGCCCCGCCAGGATGCAAAGCATCGCGGCCAGGACCGTCTTACCGAATCGCCGACCGGCAGCCACCACCTTGAAGCGGGCGTCAGAGGCGTATATCGCCTGCTGGCCGGGGTGCATGGAGAACCGAAGCTGCACGTCCGGTCAGGGATTGTTGCTGTCGGTCGTCTGGTTGCGGAACCGTCGGTCCCGGATGGCCTGATCGGCTGAGCGCACGTTAAACGGATTGCGCTCGCGCTTGGTACGCTCACGCTTTTTGCCGGATTCGGCCTTCTTCCGCTTATCCTCGGCCACAGCCCGCTTGCGGGCCTGCTCGATCTTCTGCTTGGCCTCTTCCAGACTCGGCTTTTTCGCCAGCTTACGCCGGCGCTCTTCTTCGCGAGAGTCCGCCATAGCGCTTACCGTGTCCCGGTGTCTTTTTCGGGCTTGTTCGGCGCCGGCTTGAACTCGCCGCCGTTGAACGAACGGGCGCTTTCGTAATCGCCCTGGTTCTCCGACAGCCGGCCCGTCCCCGCGCCCGAATTCGCCTTGTCAGTGCTCTGCTTGCTCATATCGCCCATGATCGATCAGTCCTCGTCGTCGCTAATAGTGGTGGGTTTGGGAATTTCCGTGAATTCCCCGTCTATGGCCCCATCTGCGTCCTGGACGGGCTTGGCGCCCTTGACTGCAAAGGAGTCGATGGTGATGTGGATCTGCGCCGGTCCCTTCTGCACGTCCTCTTCCGGCTTCAGTGTCGGCAGGACCTTGTCCGAGAGCACCTTGAACGCGGAGACGGCGACTTTGGCCTCGCCTCTCTCGACGATGTCCAGAATGCGGTCGATAGATCCCCGGATACGGTCAAACCGCTGAGGCTCCGCCATGTACTCGCGGAGCGCTTGCTCCATCGCGAGTTTCTCTCGCGTGATGCGCTGGCGCGTGCCTGGAGCCAGCCCTTTCGGATTCCCAGACACGCCCTTGACAAAGCGGCCTTTCTCATCCCGCGTAGCAGGTAAATCGTTCTTTACTTGCTCGGTTTTCTCGGTCATGCGCCTACGTACTCCGTCCCGCAGGCCCCGCAAGTCACCACAGTGACCTGCCTGCCGTTAACTTCGCGGGTAATACGCGCCAGACGGCCCCGTTTACCGCAGGATCGGCACTTTGGCCCGGCATCTGCCGGCGCCGGCGCCTCTTCGTCCCGCGTGACGGGCTTTCTCTGGGCCAATTCGTCGTTATCCGCGGGCTTTTCGGCCAGAATAGGCGCGGATTTGGCGGGTATTTTGGCGGGTTCCTCGCCCTTCAGCGCCGCCAGGGCGCCCTGGAGCCGGTTAACCCGCGTCTGCGCCCCCTTCAGGGCTGCATCCGCCTCGATGCTGGCGGTCGTGGCCTCAATCAGGGCTGCACGAGCCGCCTCCAGGTCCTGCTCGACCTTTTCCACCAGGGGGTCCGCCATATGGATCAGCTCGGCTTGGTCTCGCCGGGGATGTAGTCGCGCAGGGAGGACTCCATAGCGTCCGCCTCGGCCAGATGGCGGACAGCGTCCATCATGTGCTTCTCGCCCTCAGCGCGGGCTGCGGCCAGATTGGCCTGGAAAATGGCCGCGTTAGCGGCTGCTACGCTTGAATCCGCTGATTTCTCCAGCGCGGCCGCCATTCTGTCGAATGCGTCACAGAGACGCTTTTGGTATTCTGGTTCCATATCCTGTTCCTGCTGTGTGCGTAATCTTGCGTAGCTAGCTCTAGCGAGCTTCGCTTTTAGCGGCTGCGTAGAGTGCGAAATCCAGCTCCATCAGCTCTTCGTATTCTCGTTTCAGCGCTTCACAGCGCAATCTGTCCCAGTGCTCTTGCCAGGACAGCTCCTTTGGCCTCCTGGAGTCGTTATGGCGGGGCAGCTCTGGCAAATCCGGGAACAGAGCCGGCCAGATTTCTCCAATCTGGTCGTATCGGTAGCACCTATTCGGCACGAATATGCCGTCCCAGA